GAAGCCGATATCCAAATGCAAGATGATGGTTCAGCAATACTAGGGCCAGAAGAAGAAATGCAAATGACTTCTGAGTTCGGAGAAAATCTTGCGGAAGTCGTATCAGAATCAGAATTATCTAAAATATATATAGATTTAACATCAGCTATCGAATCAGATAGATCAAGTAGAGAGGATTGGGAAAAAACTTATACCGATGGCTTGAAATATCTTGGTATGAAGTTTGATGAAACCCGATCAGAACCATTTGAAGGCGCAAGCGGTGTAACCCATCCGTTATTGGGAGAAGCTGTTACCCAATTCCAAGCGCAAGCATACAAAGAATTATTACCTGCTGGTGGCCCTGTAAAAACTCAGGTCGTTGGTGCATACGATTCTGTAATAGAAGAACAAGCGCAACGTGTGCGTGAGTTTATGAATTATGAAATCTTGCATGTAATGGAAGAATACGACGAAGAGTTAGATCAAATGCTGTTTTATCTACCACTTGCAGGGTCTGCTTTCAAAAAAGTTTACTACGATGAAAACTTACAGCGTCCAGTATCTAAATTTATAGCACCTGAAGACTTAATAGTTCCTTACTACACTACGGACTTAGAGTCTTGCCCTAGAATTAGTCACGTTATTAAGATGCCAGAGAATGATGTGCGTAAATTACAAGCAATTGGCTTCTATCGTAAGGTTGAATTACAGCCAGACGATGAAAATCAGAATTACTCTAGTTTAGAAAGCGAAAAAGAAAAGCTAGAGGGCGTAGAACCATCATACGATACAGGTGAAGTGTGTGTTTTACATGAGGTTCATTGCAATTTAGACCTTGAAGGCTTTGAAGATATGGGCGAAGACGGTGAAGAAACAGGCGTAAAACTGCCATATATCGTCACAATTGACTCAAATACCGAAAATATACTCGCAATTAGGCGCAATTTCAGAGAAGACGACCCATTACGCACTAAAATAGAGTATTTTGTGCATTTTAAGTTCTTACCTGGACTTGGATTCTACGGATTTGGATTAACACACATGATTGGTGGGTTATCTAAGGCATCGACTTCAATTATGAGACAATTAATTGATGCTGGAACGCTTTCAAACCTACCAGCAGGCTTCAAAACCAGAGGAATACGAATTAGAAACGAAGATGAACCTATACAACCTGGTGAATTTAGAGATGTAGACGCTCCAGCAGGTTCATTAAGAGAAGCAATACAACCATTACCATTCAAAGAACCAAGTGCTACATTATTGAATTTATTAGGATTATTGGTGTCATCAGGTCAAAGGTTTGCCTCTATTGCAGAGATTGCAGTAGGTGAAGGTAACTCTCAAGCACCTGTAGGTACAACACTTGCACTTATGGAAAAGTCTACAAAAGTTTTGAGTGCAATACACAAACGCTTACACAACGCACAAAAGAAAGAATTTAAATTACTATCAGATATTTTGGCTGACAGCTTACCACCTGTTTATCCATATCAGGTATCTGGCGGTATAAATGAGATAAAACAGTCTGATTTTGATGGCAAAGTGGATATTTTTCCTGTCAGTAACCCTGACATATTCTCTACAAGCCAAAGGATTGTGATGGCTCAAGAAATGATGCAGTTAGTGCAAAGTAATCCAGAAATTCACGGCCCTGGTGGAGTGCATGAAGCCTACAGAAGAATGTACGCATCATTAGGCGTAGACAATATAGACAGCTTATTACAGCCACCTCCTCCATCAGAACCATCCCCAGTAGAGGCTGGTATGGAAAACAGCACTTTATTAATGGGTGGTATGGCGCAAGCATTTCCTCAACAGAACCACGATGCACACATAGCAGCACATTCAAGTTTATTGAATTTGCAACCAGTACAAACAAATGCTCAAGTACAAGCAAATATAATTAGTCACATCATGCAACATATACAAATGAAAGCCGATATGATTGCATTACAACAGATGCCACCAGAAGCTAGACAACAGTACGAACAGTTACAACAACAAGCTCAACAAGCAAGTCCTGTGGAAGCTCAACAGATGAAGACTCAATCAAACGATATTTTGGCTCAGTTTAGTTCGCCAATTATGACTGAGCTGATGTTAGAGTTTTCTGCTCAAGTAGGTATGACAGGCGATGAAGATCCACTTGTCACTATCAGAAAACAAGAACTTGCGCTAAAAGGTCAACAATTGAACCAAGATCAACAGCAATTTGAAGCAAAAGAAAGAACAAGGACGATGGAACAGGCGCGTCAAGATCAAATAGATAGAGAGCGTATTGATACATCGCGTGATATAGCAATTATG